TGAGTAAAGAACCTAAAGATATTAGTTAAGAAATACTTCTCTTCAGTAGAGAGGGTATTCTTCCAGTCTTTAATGTCTTCCATCATGGGTACTTCAGTGTGCAGCCAGTGAGACTGTTCATGTTTTAACCACAGGTCATACGCCCACGGGTAGTGGAACGGTTTGAAGTAGTCACGTCTGTCTTGAAGTTTTAATTTACTGGTCATAGTAAGGCCTCTTTCCTCTGTTGTCTTTCCACTGCCTTGGTATGTCGTCTTCATGTTCAAAAGGATAGCGGCTGTTCCACATAGCACAGGATATGCTAGTAAAAATTCCGTATCCTTTTGATCTTAGATAACAGTACCACTTATATATCATGCTAACCTTCACAAGCCAAGCACTCCTCACCAGAAGCAAGTGCTTCCATATCAATCTCCTGTATAATCTCCCGTTCAATCTTACGTGATACCTTATCAGCCTTACCAATCTTTTCAGAACGGCAGTAGTACATAGTCTTGACTCCCTTCTTCCATGCCATGAAGTGTACAGCATGTAGGTAGGTGATGTTTGCATCTGGCCTGAAGAAAACATTGAGTGACTGAGACTGATCAATGTATTCCTGCCTATCAGCAGCATGTTCAATCACCCACCGCTGATCAATCTCCATAGAAGTCTTGTATATCTCTTTCTCTTGGTCGTCCAAGCAGCGTAGGTGCTGCACTGAACCATCATTAGCAATGATTGATGACCAGATACGATCATAGTTTAAGTTAGTATTCTTTTCACACTTGTCTTTAATAAGCTTATCTAAGAACTTGTTTTTATTTAAGAAAGAACCACTCAAGGTATCCTGTCTGTAGGCGTTAGCTCTCCAAGGTTCAATAGATGGAGAGGTATTGCCCATAATAATAGAGGAAGAAGCATTAGGTGCAATAGCCATGACATGACTACACCTTAGTCCAGTGCCTTGGGCATCAGGAGCCTCACCTCTCTCACGTCCAAGCTCAAGGTTGGCTGAGTCAAGACCTGATCTAATGTGTCTAAACATTTTCATGTTAGCAGACTTAGCCACGGCAGATTCAAATGGCATACCCTTCTTCTGTAGGTAAGCATGAAAACCCAAGGCACCTACACCTACACTACGCTCACGCATTGCTGAATATTTAGCACGGCTAATACTATCAGGAGCATCTTCAATAAACTTACTCAGAGTATTATCTAACATCTCCAAGACATCTTTAAGAAAGCCTTTGTCTTTAGACCACTCATCAAAGTATTCTAGGTTAAGAGAAGACAAGCAGCATACAGCAGTGCGATCTTTATTAGTAGGTAGTATAATCTCTGAGCATAAGTTAGACTGGTTGATCTCCAAGCCAAGCTGCTTCAACCATACTGGCATCTTCTCATTGGATGTATCAATGAAGTGTATGTATGGCTCGCCTGTTTGCATACGCATCTCTAAGATACGCTGCCACATATCTCTTGCTGATACAGTATCTTTAATTTCTTTTGTATGTGGATCACGTAGATGCCAGCTATCATCTATATTAGGATCAGTCATAGAATCTTCAATAAGCTGCATAAACTTATTGCTAATATTAATACCATGATGGAGGTTCAAGCATCTAAAGTTTTGATCACCAGTAGGCTTACGCATCTCCAAGAACAATAGTATATCAGGGTGATCAATGTTTAGGTAGGCAGCATAGCTTCCCCTACGTGTACGTCCCTGACGGTAGGCTAGGCTAGAGGCATCATACATCTTTAGATGAGGCATCATACCCGTAGACTTGTCATCAGCAGAACGAATACCAAAGCCAATACCTACACCACCACCATACATGGACAGCCAGTTAGTCTCTGATAGATTGTTTACTAATCCTTCAGCAGTGTCATCAATGTAGTTAAGGTAACACGAGATGGGTAGCCCACGCTTGGACCTTCCATAAGATAGGATAGGAGTAGAGTAAGACAACCAGTGCTTCGAGGCATAGTCATAAAGTCTTTGGGCGTGATCGTTATCAGTAGAAAATGTTTTAGATACAAAAGCAAATCTCTCTTGCGGAGACAACTCATTATCCATCATGTAAGATTCTTTGAGCCTAGCAATACCAAGCTCATCAAACAAATGATCTTGTGCGGGGTTGATGTTGATGCCAAGGTGGGTCATTTGAGGCATGTAGTTAGTCTCCTTTATTGTATTCCATTTGTAGTATCATCTGTGCGTAGTGAATTACTTTACGTATGTCAGCTTCACCATCACCCTTTGTTCTGTGTCTGGTAATATACTTAACTACATTACCTTCAAGAAAGTCAAGCCCGTTAGAATAGATATACTCTACAGGTTGTATTTTACAATCCTTATAATGATTACCTCCAACTTGTGTATTCAATGCTTTGTTTTGATGGTCTAGTATTTTTTCCACTTGCTCTCTATCTTCTTTCATTCTTCTTAAGATGTAGTGATCTCTTTCTTCAGCCATCCACTTCACGCCTACTTCCTTTTAGATTTTCTAAGCTTTCTATTACAAGACTCAATCCAATTTGAAAAGGTATTTGTAAACAGACATGGAGACACAGCGTGGATTATCAACGCCAGCCCAACTGCTATACCTTCTCCTAACATACTGAAAGAAAACAAGAAATGTTCTTTGTATGTCATGTTAACATCATTCAAATGTTTATTCAAGTTCTTTTCTCCTTAGTAAAAGATTTAGTTTATGTCTTACTTCTTTTTTATTGTCTGAGTTAATAACATAAGATGCAAACTCTCTAACCTTATTAGGATTAAGCTCGGCATAGTCACATATAAATTCAAAGTTTTCACTAGTCACACCTATAGAAGCGAAGAACCAATTGGTAGCTTCTCTTCTTAGAGATGTAATACTACTTGACTCAGTAATACTTTTAGACTTAGTTGCATCCAATAGAGCTTGGTATATAACAGATAAGAATAAAATATTGTTTGAATCTTTTTTACTTTCCTCTTGTAACTCTAGTATATTATTTATATTTTGTTGGTTCATCCTCAAACTCTTGTACTGGCCTATAGAACTTACCACCCACATAATTATTATAGTATGCTGGCTCATCTGTACCTTCTAAGGTAGATGATAAGACATTATATTTCATCTGGTAGTATAGCTCGTAATATTTCAGGCTTCTTTTATTTTTAAACTCAGCTATAATTTCAAACTTAAAACTTCTCTTGCCTAACTTCTTAATATCTTCTAGTAGTAACTTAGAAGAACCCATATAAATAAGCCAGTTAGACTCTCTCTTGGTAGCTTTAGCACTACCCTTCTTTCTTTTTACTGGATGCCAATACTGCTTGCATCCTACGTAAGCCTTACCTGTTTTCTTATTTGTAATAAGATAGACAAACCCAAAGTGTTTGTTAGGGTTAGGCTTACTAGGATACTTCCAGTGCATTTAGGTAGTTACTTCTTCAACGTCAGGCGTCTTAACAACTTCAACCAATTCTCTTGTACCATTTGAATACTTAAAAGTACGTATTCCTTTACCTTGATTAGCATCAGACCAACACACACCTTTGTGTCTACAATAAACACAACCAACAGCAAGCTTAAGGTTGCCAGACTTCCCATCAGGAACAGCAGCATAGCACCTAGAAGGTATACTACTTCCTTTAACCACTTCTTTAAGGTGTTTAATCCTGCTACTAGCATTGACCATCTCCATAGAGTGTACTGGTGTTAAACAAATCTTACCAGTAGATTTATCTATAACAAGAAAGGCTGCTTCAGATATACCATTGGCTTGAGCATAGGCAGATATCTGTGCCATGTATCCAAAGGGATCGTCGTCAGCTATTGTATTAGACTCAAACTTTTTAAAGCTGAATCCAGAAGCAGACTTACAATCAACCAAAACCCCATCAATAATTGCATCCTGATGACCCAGTACTCCTTCTACTGTAACTTCTTTCTGTTGCGCTTCTACTGTGTGACCTGCTATGGATGCACAGAGTAGTAGAAGTTCTTCAAGAATATATCCATATAGAAATTTAATACGTGTACTTGGTGGTAGTTTTTCTTCTGTTGTTTCTGTATTAACATCATACCATAGTTGCCTATCAGGCTTTCCTATTGCAGACAGTCTAAGATTTCCACTGTCCCTTGGTTTACTGTACATAAATTCTTTGATGTGAACCTTAAGCATCTCACCAAAGTTATCTATGAGATCATCTACTTCTTTCTCATCACGTTCTATAGGTGTGAGATTAAATAACTCATAGATATCTTCTACTATTGTATTAATATTTTTCATAATAGGATAGGGGTGCTACACTAACCCTTAAAAAAATGCAGCACCCCACCTTCACCTAGTTACCAAAGGGAATGTCATCTGATTCAAGATCAGCCATTTGAGAAGCGGCATCATTAACATAACCACCCTCTACAACTTCAAAATCTTTATCATCCCCATACTCAATCAACTCAACTACTTGAACTGCTGCAAGATCAGCAGACACACCTGCCTTACCTGCATAGTTCCACTCAAAGGGAAGTGCCTTTACTGTAACCACACTGCCATTCCCAATAAGTTTCTTATCCCAAGGATTGTTTTGGGAATCCACTACCGTAGGTGCTGAACGTGGACCGTTCTTGCCCTGCACCTTACGTTTCAACGTGACAAACTCACCACGTTCATCTTCTTTGTTACGTACATTTAGACCTGCACCTTCTACTAAAGCTTTGGTATCTGCATCAAGGCAGAGATCAACCTGCCAAGCAGGTTCAAACGTGCTGTTAGGCTCTACGACAGAGGCCCAATAGCATTTACCAGTTAAATATAGAGGTTGAATTGGAGGCATATTAATTTTCCTTGTGTTTAGTGCCACACTATTGTGGCTGTTGATATTGTGTTTGTCTACTACTATAACTCCATCAGTATACACTACCTGATTTGGAGTGTCAACTGTTATTTTTAAAATTTTCTAAATAATTTAAAGCCCTCCTTACATGATTAATATCATCTTCTAACCAACCAAGTGCTGAGTTACATTTATTACAAAGCCATCCTCTAAATTTTCCTGTTTTATGATCATGATCTAAACACCAATTACTATTATCATGTTGTCTTCTTGAGTCTTTAGTAACGGTATAAAAATTACCCTTTTTATTTAAACAAATAGGACACTTGTAGTTTGAGTTAGGACGAGGAGTAATTTTTAATAGGTTATCTCTTTGTTTTAAACTTTTTTTATAACAAGTTGAGCATTTATTTCTTAACTTTGGTGTGCCATCCGTTCTTCTTGAACCACCTACAGCATCAAAACAATTTAAAGGTAATTTTTGGTTACATGTAATACATGTTTTTAGTTCTTGATCTTTATTAAAAAAAGTTTTAGTACCAAACATATCTAATTGTTTTTCCATTAATGTGTATCAGCCCATGTTTTTCCAACTTTATAATCACAGTCTAATTCACACTTCATCTTCAGTGTCTTTGTTGTCTGTGTCATTGCCTCCTTTGTTAGCCT